AACCGGTGTCCAAAATGGCGTATCAGCTATAAAACAGTCATTTAACGGCCTTGGGGGTGCTGTAAAGAAAATCGGTCTGCTGATTGGCGGGGCGTTTGCTGTCGGCAAATTAGCGCAGTTTGGGAAAGAATGTGTGGAGCTTGGTTCCGACCTCACAGAAGTTCAGAATGTGGTCGATGTTACATTTACCACCATGTCCGACAAGGTCAATGAATTTGCAAAGAATGCCATGACCTCTGCCGGGCTGTCAGAAACCATGGCAAAACGGTATGTCGGTACGTTCGGAGCAATGTCTAAGTCGTTCGGTTTCTCTGAAGCACAGGCTTACGACATGTCAACAGCTCTGACACAGCTGACTGGTGATGTGGCATCATTTTATAACATTTCGCAAGACCTGGCTTACATCAAGCTGAAATCGGTGTTTACAGGTGAAACGGAAACATTGAAAGATCTTGGCGTGGTAATGAGCCAGTCGGCACTTGATCAATATGCACTTGCCAATGGCTACGGAAAAACCACATCTGAAATGACAGAACAGGAAAAAGTGGCTCTCCGTCTGGCTTTTGTGCAGAAGCAGCTATCTGCCGCATCTGGAGACTTCATCCGTACTTCTGACAGCTGGGCAAACCAGGTCAGAGTTATGCAGTTACAGTTACAGTCTCTCAAGGCAACAGTCGGACAGGGACTGATTAATATTTTTACACCTGTTCTGAAAGTAATTAATGTTCTGCTCGGTAAGCTGGCAACGTTAGCCAATGCTTTTAAATCCTTTACGGAATTAATCACCGGTAAGAAATCCTCTGGTCAGACAAGTGGAAGTGGAGCAGGTCTCACAGGCGATGCAAGCGGCGTGCAGGATACGGCAGACGCTTATGGACAGGCGGCAGACAACGCCAGCAAGCTTGCGGATTCTACAGAAGATGTAGCCGATGCAACAAAAGACGCAGCTAAAGCTGCGAACGGATATCTGAGTCCACTTGATGAGATTAATCGGTATTCAACTCAGAATACATCGTCAACAGCAAGTAAAGTCCCGTCCTCAGGAACAGGATCAGGAGGAAGCCCTGGTGGTCTAGCCGGAGCCGTTGGAAATGTAGACTATGGAAAAGTAGCAGAGGGTGAAACTGCTCTGGATAAAATCAGCAAATCAGCCGAAAGACTTGCAAAGCTCCTAAAAAAACTCTGGAAACCATTCCAGGATGCTTGGAAAAAAGAGGGCAAGAACACCATTGATGCGGCACAGATTGCCCTGTCTGGAATTGCAAAGCTCGCCAAGAGTGTAGGCAGGAGCCTTGTAGAAGTCTGGACAAATGGCACAGGTACGACAATGCTTACAACCATGCTGAGGATTGCTCAGAATGTGCTTAAAACTATTGGAAATATTGCTTCCGGTTTTGCTGATGCGTGGAATAAGAACAATGTCGGAACGCAGATTATCCAGAATATTGCAGATGCTCTTGTGGTAGTCATGCAGTTTGTTGAGAGGATTGCCGCAGATACGGCAACATGGGCGGCAAATTTGGACTTCTATCCATTGTTGGAATCTATTAGCAATTTGACGAGTGCATTTGCACCAATTCTGGAATCTATCGGAAATGTTCTTGAATGGATTTACAAAAATATTGTTCTTCCGATGTTGACATGGGTTATTGAGGTAGGGCTTCCGACAGTGATTAATTTAGTGTCAAAAGTAGCTACGTTTCTTGCCGATCATCAGCCGATAGTTGAAGCGTTCGGTGCGGCCCTGATCGGGGCGTTCGCGGCGGCGAAGATTGCAGGATTGGCATCGATAATCATTAAAAACGTGTCTGGAATCGCTATGGCTGCAAAGGGGCTTATCACACTAATGACTGGTACGGGTGGCATCATGGGTGGTATCAAAGCTATTGCAACAGCTATCGGACCAGGCGGAGTCTTTGTCCTTGCAGTCGGCGCATGTATTGCGATTGGTGTATTACTGTACAAAAACTGGGACAAAATTAAAGAAATGGCTGGAAAGGTATGGGATTGGGTTTCTAATAAAACAAGACGTTTTGTTGAGGATATTGGGAATAAGCTCAGAGGCTTAGCTACTAAGATAGTAACGATCTGGGGAAGCATAAAAGCCAGCGCACATCAGAAATGGAATGCTATATGGTCTACTGTTAGTGGTTTTGTTGAAAGAATCAAGAATGCTATTGTTGATAAATTCACATCCGCTAAAAACACTGTAGTCGGTGTATTTAACGGAATGGGAGACGCTATCAGGTCTGTTCTGAACAACATCATAAGTGTTGTAAACGGGGCTATCAGTAAAGTGAATGGAGTTGTTAGTGCGATTGAATCAGCGTTCTCTTTCGGCCCATGGAAAGTACCGACCCCATTCGGCTCAAAGACTATCGGATTCAGAGCTACTTTCCCAAGAGTGCCGACGGTCCCGTATTTAGCCAAGGGTGCAGTTATTCCACCAAGAAGTGAGTTCCTTGCAGTTCTGGGCGATCAGAAACAGGGTAACAACATCGAGACGCCGGAAGCTCTGCTCAGAAAGATCGTCCGAGAAGAAACAGCAGGAAGACAGACAGGTGGTGGAAGTTACCGATTTACAGCTCAGATCAACCGCAGGACACTGTTTGACGAGATGATGAAAGAAGCACAGATGAGACGAGATACAAGCGGTAGAAACCCGTTCGAGATGGCATAGAAAGGAGGGCGTTATGGAAAAGTATAAAATCAACGGAACAATAATTTGGCAACCGGATAAAGACCTTGCGCTCTCCTTTGCCACGACTTACACAGAATCCAGCCAGAGAACACAATACGGTGTAGGCTACTTTACACCGATGTTTACCGTAGAGCAGTATACATATAAGGGTAGCGACCTCCCAATGGAGGAAGCAACTAAGATTTTGCAAATGATAGCAAAAGGACATAAATTTACGCTACATTATTTTTCGCCGTATTACGGAGTTTGGAGAGACGCTCCGTTCTACGTAGGTCAGACACAAAACATAGCTATCGGGGAACTGTCGGACGATAGAAAGATTATGTCAACATTAGAGTTTAACATGACGGGGGTGAATCCACTGTGATTAACGTAAGTAACGCATTTAGGGAAAAACTTGAAGCTGGCGAGCCAGTCAGAATGATGGTGGATATCACCTTTCCTGACGGGACGAAAAAGACTATCAATGAAGATATCATGAACGGCGACAACGGGTTTTCCGACTGTGCAGAGAGCAGTAGCTTTCCGGTCGGCGCTACTATCTGTAAAACACTGACGCTGAGCATTAATAACGATCAGGAGCAGTGGAAGAACTACAGCTTTTACGGAGCCAAGATTCATGCTTATCTGAAGCTTCAGACGTCGTATGCAGCACCGGAATCTGTAAGTGTGTTGCTGGATGAAAGTTATAACCCGATTCTGGACAGTACCGGAGACTCTATTATTGCAACACAGGCAGCCACAAAAGATATCATCGAAACTATTGACAAGGGAGTCTATACAGTCACTACGCCAGAGCAGTATTCAGATATCATCAATGTTACGGCACTGGATGATATGTATAAGGCAAATAAGACATATACCAGCGGATTGAAACTTCCGCAGTCGCTCATTAACCTTGTCAGAGATGCCTGTAAGACTGTCGGCATAGGTATGAATCTGACCATGGACCATGGCGATATTATAATAAGAAGCATTCCAGACAGCATGACATTTCGCCAGCTGTTCGGATATGCGGCTATGGTTGAGTCTGCGAACGCGCGAATTGATTATTTCGGGAATCTCCAGTTTGTGAAATGGGATTTTGAAAAAGCAGATGTTCCGGAATTGAAGAACTATGGAAACCCACCTACACTTTCTAGTGACGATATAGTTATAACTGGAATCAAGGTAACGAACGGGCAGTCAAACGACGATGCTAATACTGATTATTCCGGCATGTACGGAGAGGAAGGGTACGTCCTTGAACTTGAGAACGAGTTGATTGACACCGATCAGCTTCAGACAATAGCAAATATAATCGGTGAACAGATCGTAGGGGCACGATTCCGGAATCTTGAAGGCGATCTGGTATACAACCCGCTCGTCGAGTTTGGCGACATGGTGTACACTTACGACCGATTAGGCAGCAAATACGTTACTCCTCTGACAGATGTTTCCGGAAATGTAGGTGGCCTGACTACAGTTAAGACACAGGCCGATGATCCGATCAGAGGCAGTAGTGACTTTTACGGGAATAGCACGAAAGCTATAGTTGCGGCACGTCAGATGGTGCAAAAAGAAAAATCCGCAAGAGAAGAGGCTATACAGAGATTGGCTGAAACGCTTAATTCTTCGAGCGGTCTGTATATGACACAGGAGCCGCAGCAGGATGGCAGTATCGTATACTATATGCACAACAAAGCAACTATAGCGGAATCCAACATAATCTGGAAGCTGACAGCAGAAGCATTTGCTGTGTCGATTGATGGTGGAAAAACGTATCCTTACGGCTTTGCGGTGACTGGCGAATTAATAACCAGACTACTCTATGCGGAAGGCATCAATGCTGATTATATCAACGCAGGAACGCTCATTGTAAGAGACAAAAGCGGGAATGCGATATTTGAAGCAGATATGGATACTGGATCAGTTACCCTTGACGGAAGTTATGTGACGATCGGCGGTAAGCCACTTGATGAAAAGATTGAAGATGTTGAGAGCATGGCAGCTCTGGCCAGAAACATGACCATGCAGCTTGATAATGACTATCAGGGAATCCCGGTCGACAGCGACGGTAACTATACAGAGTTCCCGGAGTGCACCACAACGGCGACCGTCATGTACGGCACACAGGATATCACGGATAACTGCACGTACACGATTACGACATCGCAGAACATACAGGGAAGTTGGGACAAGGAGAATAAGACGTACACTGTCACCGGGCTGACCGCAGACAGCGGATGGATGAACATCAAAGCCGCATATCTGAATAACCTTGTCGTATCGAAACAGTTCTCACTTGCGAAACAGTACGCCGGACCACAGGGAATCCCGGGCGTTGGAATAGATGGAAAGACCACTTATCTGCATATCCAGTACGCACCGGTACAGAACCCGACAGCGGCACAGATGAGCAAGACACCAAACAAATATATCGGAACTTATACGGACTTTTCTGGCGTTGACAGTACCGACCCGAGCAAGTACACGTGGGCGAAATTCGAGGGCGACCAGGGCGCACAGGGACCGAAAGGGGCAGACGGTAAGTCGTCTTATACGTGGATGAAATACGCCACAAGGCCGGACGGACTTGACATGTCAGACAACCCGGATTATGTACCGCTGTTAGACAGCGCCGGTAGTCCGATTCTGGATAGTGCCGGAGAACAAATCTACACGGTGACACAGGCGACCTATATCGGCATCGCAACGAATAAGGACACGGCTACAGAAAGCACCAATCCGTCAGACTATACGTGGAGCCGGTTCCGTGGCGTCGATGGATATGATGGCAAGGACGGAGCAAACGGCATCCCGGGAAAAGATGGTAAAGACGGAAAGACACAGTACACGCACCTCGCATATGCGAACAGTGCGGATGGTAGAACAGACTTTTCGGTATCCGACGGAAACCGTGAATATATTGGAATGTACGTGGATTTCGTGGAAGCCGACAGCACCGACCCGACGAAGTATACATGGTCACTGATTAAGGGAGCAAACGGAGCGCAGGGCGTGCCGGGAACACCGGGAGCGAACGGAAAGACGCCGTACTTCCACATCGCATATGCTAACAGTGCGGATGGTAGAACAGGTTTCTCTGTGGATGATAGTGTCAATAAGCTGTATATCGGACAGTATACCGATTACACGCCGGATGATAGCGCCGACCCGACGAAATACAGCTGGACAAAGATTAAGGGTGAACAGGGGGCTGCCGGAAGGACTTATTTTTTCCAGTCGAATGCTGATATTTTGTTGATGGGAACAGATAAGAAAATAACGCCATCTCCGCTTATCGTAGATTCTTACTACAGAGACGGCAGTAGCGCATTAAGTCATAGCCAGTCCGGCTGGTGGAAACTGGAAAAATCCACGAATAATGGATCCACGTGGACAGTTTTAACAGTGTCGCAATCGGCGGCTCTCGATAAGCTTAAAATAAATGTAGATAATTTATTTCTTAGTGCACACGACATGCTTAGAGTTTCACTGTATTTCGACCAGGCGAAAACGAAATTAGCTGAGCAGCAGACGTATGCGGTTGCGATTGATGTAGCAGCACTGACGCAGGAAGACATTGTAAACATCCTGTCGGATGGTGGCAAATGGAAGGGGTTGTGGTACAACTCAGATGACAATACTTTGTACATTTCTTTTAATGCTGCAAGGGGCGGTACGCTTTCTTTAGGTGGAAAAAATGATGGTAACGGAAAAATATTTTTATATGATGAAGATGGAACCTATTGCGGACAACTTAACAATGCCGGATTAACTTTTCCACTTAATAAGAAATATGGCGTCAATATATCGAACCGGGGTATCACTAAATTTAATTACACGCCGCCTTCAAATATAGACAAGGATGGTATTGAAACTCTCGATATGGAACAGAGTATTGTCGAAATTGATACTGATGGAATCGTTTCGACATCAACAGATGATCTTTCAGTTGAGGAACAAGCGGTAATTTATAAGCTTATTGTTAATAGTAGCGCAATTTTAAATGGAACATTGCATGTCCAAAAAGAAGCAACCTTTGATGAAGCACTATATTTTTATGACTGGGAACAACAAAAACTAAAAACAGGAAGGCGGCAACCAGTTGCATCTATAACGGCGGATGGATCAAGAGCTGCATATATAAGCACGGGAAGAACAGTCACTGGAACATCCGAACTTGGTGAAACATATAAACCATTTCTAAAAGTTCGTGGACAATTCGGATTTACAGATGGTTCATATACATCAAATAAATTCTATTCTGGATCATTAACATCCGATGCTAGGCTAAAAGAGAATGTAAAGCTTTGCAAAATTTCTGCATTGGAAATTATAAACCGTATGCGAGCGTGTGAATTCGACTGGAAAAACGGTGGGCATGAGCACATTGGGTTTATAGCAGATGATTTAGAAAAAATAGACGATAAGCTAACGCTGGGCGGCGGATATGACGAAAACGGCGAGATGGATGTTAAGCAGATTAATAGTCCGTACCTCCTCAATTATGCCATCAAAGCCATACAGGAACTCAGTGCAAAGGTTGATGAGCAAGAGAAACGTATTAAGGAGTTAGAAAGGAGATTACAATAATGGGTAAATGGACAGATTATGGAATAAAATCAGCACCTGCAAATGCGGATGATGTGATGATCTATGACGCAATCGCAAAAGCAAACAAAAGGGCAACATTCAGCGGAATTTGGAACTGGATCGTTGACCGGTTAGCAAATGCGGTTATTTCACAGCTTAAAACAAGTAATAAGACTGTAATTGGAGCGGTGAATGAATTGAATGGAAGAGTGATTAATGGTGCGACGTATTCTTCACTTGATGATATCCCTTTGCAGACACAAGGAACTTATACTCTGTCGGAAGGCATTCGTCCGGATCCAGATGCTTCAACGTATATGGGGTTTTGCCAAGGAACTCAAACTACAAGGGTTCTTATGCTGATAAGACCGTACTCACAGAAAATTTATATCAATTCTAAGGTGCAGGGTGCGGATTGGAAAGGGTGGAAAGTCTATTCATAAAATAAGGAGAAAGCTGCTATGAAAATTAAAGGAATTGATGTTTCAGCATGGCAGGGCCAGATTGACTGGTCTGCCGTAGCAAAGTACGGCATGGGGTTCGCAATCCTCAGAATCACAGAAGCTGGAAACGTGATTGACAGCGCATTCGAAAGAAATTATCGGGGATGTACTGAAAATAACATCCCTGTAGGGGTGTATAAATATTCTTACGCTATGACAGTAAGTGAAATTCGGAGTGAAGCAAATAAAATCGTATCCGTGCTGGCAGGACGTAAAATTCAGCTCCCGGTGTTTCTTGACCTCGAAAACAGCAATCAAAGAGCGTTAGGATCTGAAAACATTCATAAGCTTGCGGATGCTTTCCGGGAAATCATCGAAAAAGCTGGATATAAATTTGCTCTGTACTGCAATGTCGACTGGTACGATACCGTGATCTGTTCGCATCTGAAAAAGTATGATTTCTGGATAGCCAGATATCCGGCAAACGATAACGGAACATTGCAGGAAAGACTCCGGCCGAATTTTGGTGTAGGCTGGCAGTATTCCAGCAAAGCAACTATTCCGGGAATAACAGGAAATGTTGACCGGAATGTATTTTATAAAGACTATAAGGAGGCTTCTGCGATGGACAAATCTATCGAAAAAGTGATTCTCATTGCAAAAAACGAAATCGGGTATCTTGAAAAGAAAAGCAACAGCCAGCTCGACAGCAAGACTGCGAATTCGGGAAGCGCGAACTACACAAAGTACTGGCGTGATGTGAAACCATCCTATCAGGGACAGCCCTGGTGTGCTTGTTTCGTGAGCTGGTGCTTCATGAAAGCATTCGGACTGAATAAGGCAAAGAAGCTCCTGAAACATTGGCCTTATGTGTACTGTCCGACCATGAGTGGTTTATTCACGCTTAATGCGAACCCCAAAGTTGGAGACATTGTAATTTTTAAACATAATGATACATTTACCCACACTGGATTAGTCACGGCGGTTGTTGGCGATCGTTTTTACACCATCGAGGGTAATACTTCCGGTGCATCTGGTATTATCGCAAACGGCGGTGGTGTTTGTGCAAAAAGCTATCTTAACAGTCAGATGCCGGGAACAAAATTCTGCACACCGGACTGGAAAATCGTAAACGTAACATCAACTAGCACATCAAATACAGGAGGAAAGAAATATATGTTCACAACAGAAATAGTAGTAGCAGGCAGCACAGGACTTTCTGTCCTTCTTTTACAGGAGATTCTTGTAGCACGAAAATTCAAAGGAAAAGACGGTAAAGAGCTTGAACTTGATCGTTCTGCCGGAACAAACACTATTTATGCTCTGAATGCTTATAAAAAATCCAGGGGCATGAAACAGGACGGAATCTGTGATGCGGCAGTCTGGAAAGATTTGATTGCACTTTGATGCAGAATAAGGTATACTATCAGTAGTCGCACAGGGATTGAACTTATGATGTATATATCCTGTGTGGCTATGCACAAGTGAAGAGTGCAGACTGATTCTGTCGTGCATGAATGAAAGAGCTGTATGTTCTCGGTGGGAGCTGTTAGCGGCGGCACGAGCGGACAGTCAAGAAAAGAGTTGGGCATAAAAACCCGACTCTTTTTTTTTACGTCAAATTACGATGTTATGAACAGATATAGATTTACACGGTTAGTCACAAATTAGTCACAAACGAAGTCCTGAAACCCGCATAAACAAAGGATTCTTGAAGATTTTCATTAAAATTAGATTAAAGAAAATGTCTTTGCGAAATCCCTTGTAAAATGCGGAAAAGCCAGTAAAATCAAGGCTTTGCAGACTTTTGTTAGAGTGATTAAGACAGTTTAAAAATGATAAAAATAGGAACGGTTAGTCACAGTTAGTCACAAACGGGACTTTTATCTTTTCAATCTCTGCCCGGAGTTCTGCTAGTGTCCTGTGACCGTACACAGCGTTCGTGACATCGTTTCCAAACGAATGTCCCAGCATCCTCTTCCGATCGTTCTCCCGGACGCCATATTTTTCACACAGAGTAGAAAAGGTGTGTCGACAATCGTGCGGTGTGTGCTTCGGGTCGCCGGTTATTTTCAAGCGTTCCAGTGTAGGGTAAAACAGGGCGTTTCGGTGTTGTGTCTGGGAATAGATGCAGAGCCTGCCGTTTTGCGTCAGGACCTTGTTCTTCGCAAACTCATATATGGACGGATGAATCGGAACGATCCTGTCTTTTCCGGCTGCGGTCTTGATGCCACCCTGGAAATATCTTTCTTCAAGATTTGTCGTAAGCTTCAGGACCTCGCCAATTCGCCAGCCGGAGTAGCACATGATCAGAATGAGCTGTACTTCTGGATCATCGGTGTTATTCCAGAGAATTTGCAATTCCTCATCCGAAAAAGGTGTGCCATGCTCCGTATCATCATTTGCGTTAACTTTTACATATAAAGCCTTGTTTTCCGACACAATTTCTGAATAAATGGCATACTTATACATCTGTTTAAAGAGGGTTAATATAATTGCTTTGCTTTGCTTCTTAAGAGTGCATTTGTCTATTACGTCTTGCAAGTCGGGGGCTTTTAAATCTTCAAATGTGCGATTGCGCAATGTTTTACAGTTTGAGTAAGCTGTTTTGTATGATTCCATCGAGCTATAAGACGCTTTTGTTCCGTCTGGAAATTTCCATGCGTAGAATTGTTCATATACCTCTGAGAACGTCAATTTGTGCGTTTCCGGGTGTTTTTCTTCTGTGCCCTTAAATGTATTGTAGTCCGACAAAATACGGCTTATAAGGGCGTCTGCGTCCGTTGTAGGGGCAATCTCAAGTTCCTTTTCCATACCTGGCTTGTACGTTCCGGCTTTGTATGCTGTCAGAACGGCGAACCCTTTCAGATAGTCGTCAACGTAGCAGATCGCAGGCGGACGGATCGCTTTTCCTGTTGCGTCAATCGTTGCCGGTGGGTGCACTGCATAGCAGTTTCTTCGACCCTTGCCGAGATAGCGGATAGACCCGAAACTATTCGGCAATTTCGGGTATTTCTTTCTTTTTGCCATGATTTTCCTCCTTGTATAAAAACAGCCCCTGCCATTAAGCAGGAGCCATGTTATTTACTCTATCTCGTCAATATCAAGAGAATATCCCAGCACTTCTCCGACATCTGTACATTTTCCTTTTAATGTAACGGTATCGCCTTTGGTAAGAGATGCTACCTTTGATTTTTGCTCGTCATTTTTGATATTGCACTGTACGCCAATGATTTCAAAATCGCCATCTGCCGTAAGATTTATGTATTCACCAGAAGCATCAATATTAGTAAGTTTTCCGGTGATCTCAAGATATTTACCTTTGTATTTATCAGATGCACCCATGGCGTTGCTATCAAGATCGGACATCATATCATTAACGGAAACAGCAGTATACTCGATCGGCGCAGCTTCTTCTTTTGATTTAGCAGCAGTTTCTTTCTTTTCTGAAGAAGTAGCGGTTGCTGCGCTTTTATCTGATTCTGAATCACTTTCGCCAGCTACAGCTCCGATGATAGCTCCGACAAGGATTATCAGTACAACCCATTTGAGTTTTCCGCCTTTTAATTTCTTTCGGCACTGCGGGCAGACCTTAGCATCTGCCGGAATCTCTGTTTTACAATACTTGCATTTCTTTGTTTTTTCTTCGCTCATGCTTTATTTCCCTCCAATGACGTAGTTTTCATATTTTTCTCTTATTTTCGCAAGTTCTCTTTGCCTGATCGGGACGATCGCGCCAGATACCATCGTAAAAAAATAGCTTACTTCGCTTACCTCGTCCATATTAACTATATAGCTCTGGTGGCAGCGCAAAAATCTTCCGTCAAGACTCTTTTCGATATCATTGAGCTTTCCTCGTTCCTTGTGCGATATTCCGCACGTGCAATGGACCATTATGTATTTGTTCTGGCTTTCGATGTATTCAATATGCCGGAATTCAGCTCTGTGAAAGTAGTCCTTGTTCTTGATAGTAAGCGTTTTTTCACGGATATTTTCAAGCGTCTGCTCAACAACTGAATACATTCTTCCATGCTCAGAGCCTTTAATGATGTAATGAACCGGCAGCACATCAAGTGCATCAAATACATATTCTTTGCGTTCTGTCCAAAAAGTGATATTTCCATAGTATCCGATTTTTCTTAATCTTTTGGCAATCTCTATGCCATTTTCTCCGTTAATGAAGACATCAAGAATTATTATGTCATACCATTCACCATCTGAAACATCGTCGATCAAAGGCTTTCCGCTGGTGTAGGCGGTTAATGTATATCCACCATCACCATGCTCTTTTAGATATCGGTCAATGCTATTTTTGAAAATCTCAATCCGTAAATTATCATCGTCACAAATCGCAATTTTCATGTAAATCATTCCCTTGTAAACATTGTTTTCGCCATTTGCAAAAAAAAGTGTTTAAATATGTTATTTTTATTATAGCATCGTTAAATTTAGTTGTAAATAGACGTTTTTAGGTGATTTATGAAATGAAAATAATCAAAAATATACTAATTATAATAGGAGCTGTGCTTTTGCTTAATTACATTGTTTATTTACCAATGTGTATAGACGATTATATCCATGAAGAGTCAGGAGTGTATTCTGTCCAAAATGCGTACAGATCTTCTACCCTACATAAGAATAGTGCCCATGAAATAAAGCAGACCATGCTGCCGTTTTTATTCGCCCTGCCACTAAACAGAAAAGACTATATCTTTGATGTTACGAATAATTTCTATGCAATCATAAGCATATCGGTGTATATCTGGCAGTTGCCAAGAGCAAACATTAGTGATATAATGGCATGAAACGAACTAATGTTCGGTTCTATTTCCCACAGCCGGACATATACTGTAGTGTAGGCGGTAGTTGCGACAGGGAGGGCTATTTATGGATTATAAGAAGGAAATTATTGAGATGATAAATGGAATAAAAAAGACAGGTACATTAGAGTACCTGTACACATTCATAAAACTATTTCTGGAGAGGTGGGGCGATTAAGCCCCACTTTTTAATTAGAAAGCATGGAATCAATTAGACTTAAAACAATTTTCTGATCACGTTCGCTTAATAATGAGAATTTTGAAATCAGATTAAAATCTTCTTTCGCCTGGTTAGGTGTGTCTTTCCTGGCACGTCCTACATTAAATCCCATTAACCACGACTCTGAAACGTTTAGCGCCATCCCTAAGACGACCAGTTTTTCTTGACTAGGCTCTGTCTTTCCGGAAACGTACTGGCTGATATCCGACTTATTCATTTTCACATTGTATTTCTTACAATATGGAAGAACAAGATTAAGAATGTCAACCTGTCTCAGATTACGTTCGTCCATCAAAGTCTTAAATCTTTCTGATGAACTAACTTTTTCCATTATACTATTCTCCTTTCGCTTTCTGATGATAATATATCACATATGAAACAAAAGTTCAATACATAAAACAAAAAAGTTAAAAATATTGAAAAAATGTATTGACATAGCATAATAGCGGTGTTATATTATAATTAGTTCAAAACATTGAACTAGAAAGGAGTGCAAATATGGCATTTGATTATAGTAAGCTCAAAGGAAGAATCATCGAAAAATATGATAGTCAGAGTTCCTTTGCGAATGCTATGGAATGGTCGGAGCGTACATTATCGTTGAAGCTTAACGGAAAGCTGTTTTGGAAACAGTCAGATATTTGCAAAGCAGTCAATCTGTTGGAGCTTTCTGCCGATGATATACAGGACTATTTTTTTAAAGAAAAAGTTCAAAGATCTTAACTAGAAAGGAAGTGAAAACAGTTGAGCAAATCAGATATTCAGTATCTTTTTGATTATGTAAGAGATTTGCAGAGACAGGTAAATCAGTTAAAAGTGGCAGTCCTTACCGGGGAAACAAATGGATTAGAGCTTCCAAATCCTATCCATCTGGAACCCGGTGAGAGAATACCGCTTGGACATCTTGCAGACGATCTACTTGATACAGAATTTCAAAATTGTGGAAACGATACTTGTGATAAGAGCAATGAATGAGATTACGGTAGTCACTTTAAAACGGTAAGTATCTTCTCTGTATATTTTCATTTCAACTTCACCGCCTTGAGTGATCACGTAGCCTTCATACCCACGCACAGGTTGCTTGTGCAAGAATCCTTTAGATGCTAAGTATCTATACATTTCGTGATTCTCGGTATCTTGTGCAGTGGTTCCGTTATTTTTAAGAACGGACTTCATTAACCGATATTGTTTCCCGGTTATCATTTAATCACCTTCTTTCAGAAAGAAGTATATCACGAAAATTTGACAGATGAAAACAATAAAAGAAAAGTCAGAAATGACCGTCCACCGGAACCGCCCCACCGGTGCTGACGAGGCAGGGCAGATGGAGGTGAAAACAAATGTTAGAATGCATCATTAGTGAAAATATTCTCGGTCAGGTTTCAGTTCAACTCGAAATGACGAGCCACGACTGGTCGAAATTAAAAACCTCTGGTGTGTGGAGTCAGATGGAGCAGATTCTAATGGAATCTGAAACACAAAGTAGCCGCTGCTTCCACCATATCCAGACAAACAAACCGGAAGAGACATATTGTACAAGCTGCCGGAAGAAACGGTTTTTCCACCGATTTTCCGGTTTGAAGAAGCAACGATAGTTGGCAACTTATTGCATGGATATGTAATTCCGTTAATAACAATTGAGACATCTGTAATTGATATTGCGGAATTTGAGAGATTGTCGAACTGAATATAAGCCAAAGCCAGTTGTTTTTCTTGGCTATATCCAAAATAAGGTAAGCTCAAATGAAGATTACGCCGTGATTGAAATAATTGCCAAGCAGTTCCAGCAGATCCTATTAACCCAAGCATAAAGGAAACATTTTCAAACGTAATGATTTCTTTAGCCGATTTTAAAATTGAAATAATTTGATTTATTTTAATCACCTCTCTCTACAGGGAGTATATCACAAGAAAGGAGTGAGTGTATGAGCAGATCAATTGAAAAAAGGATTCGTTCATTGGAAAGAAGAGCTGCCAGCCTTGAATCGCAACTTCAAGACCAGCAACAAATTATTTCTTCTCAGCGTCCGAACGTCCGCCCTGAATCACTTTTAAAACAGGCGGCTCGTGATGCTCAGTCAGGTGTTCGTACTCCAGCATTCCGAATTAATCTAGGTAATCGAACATTATTTGAGGAGAAAAATGGGAGCAAATAATTTTACACATTTTACCGGAAAGAAATCTCCATTCAAAACTCAAAAGAGAAAGAAGAAATCAAAGGTAAAAAAAGTTCATAAAAGCAAATATGAAAGGAGCATAAAATGAGCGAAGTTGATACTTACATCAAAGAAAATGCAGAAGTTCATCAGTTCGCCGCAGAGGTTGCGAGAATCATATCAGGCATTCCACAGATGCCAGAGTTCTCATCAGAGAGTATGAGCGTATCTGATGCAAGCAAGCTGATCGGACTTCCTGTAACATCAATCCGAGCAGGAATTGTATACGGATGGCTGCCGATCGGGACTGCTATCCAGAATAACAAGCCAGCAAAAAGCCTTTCCGGTGGCAGGATCACATACATCATAAGCCCTAGGAAAGTCTATGAAGTGACCGGACATGTCTGGAAAGGCAAGGCTGCTCTCAATAAGTGAGTGCCCCGGAGGGAGCCGACACCTCCACCCCGGAGCTTTGCACCCACTAAAGCACTTTAGTGGATACAGGTTAATTATAAGCCTCTATCTGCTAATTGTAAAGACAAATAAGAAAAAATAAGGAGAAATTAGCTAGATATGAGCGAAATTAGAAACGAAAATCAGCCAACATGGGCTGACATCGAAGTAGCACTTGCAACTGAAATCGTTGAGGAGAGCAAGAAAAAGTCAAGAAAGTGGTTCACCGCATGGATTGTAACGGCCGCCGCACTGGTAGCGAGCAACCTTGCGTGGATCATAGGAGGCATTAGTGAATAATCTGAAAAACATCATCTGTGCCGCACTGATCGGAGGTTTTTCCACATTCCTCCCATTCTGGCAATGGGGCGGATCGGGCAGACAGCTTTTTGCGGCGGCAATGACTACGATGATTGTATATGGAATCCTCTGGGATATTGATACGCCAGAGGGAAAGGCGAATGAAAATGTATAAGAAAGAGATTGACGAAATTTACGAACTCTGTAAAAGAGTTGCAAATGAAGTTCCGACAGCAAACGCCTCGTTCAATTATTCAATTTATGGCATGAGTGTATGTGGACTTAGAAGGAAGGAAGATGTTAATCTTCCCGAAGACAAATTTAAATGGGATTTGTATCAGAGTGTATCTTTTAATCCATTTTACGAGAAAGAGAGTCGTGAAAGTCTCAAAATAATCAAGACTTTCTTACTAGAACTTCTGATAGATGGGAGGTGCCCGTTAAATGTTGAATCAGACAGAGCTGAAGCTCCTGCCGACAATGGAACTGATAACAACAGCGAACGTGCTTATGGAGGAGCTGAACAGGCGGAAAGCGTACATTCTTGATTGGGAGAACCCGGATATGTATCTGAATCATCTCGAATATCATTGCGCTGGTGGAATCTTTCCAAACGGCGAGCAGAATCCGGCGAGAGGAGATGGCTCTGACAATGTTTACTGTTTTTTTAACGAGGTGAGAAAAGATGCAGGAGAGAATTAATGAAATCCTTGCCCTGATAGACGAGCAGCTTTCCCTTGTAGCTGATAACTACATTGAAAGTTCGTACAAGGCAAGAACGTTGGCGAGCTACGTACAGACTTTAAATGGGCTTTTAACGGCTCAGAAATCATATAAGGAGGAAAGTATCAGTGAGCGAATTTGAAATCCGTATTCCGGCAAGAAAGAAGCAGCCGGCAACCGATAAGGATAACCCGGTTGTAAAAGTATCGACAGTTGCATACAACGCACTGGTCGAAATCTATAACGAATCAACCTTAGAGGGAAGCAAACATGTAGTTTATGACAAGGAGGAATAACAGTGAATATATATGAGAAGTTAGGGATTATTCAGTCAAAGCTGAAAGCCCCTAAAGGACAGTATAATTCCTTTGGGAAATACAAATACAGGAGCTGCGAGGATATTCTGGAGGCTGTAAAGCCACTTCTGGCAGAAACAAATACCGTGTTAAGCGTCACAGATCGGATGGAAGTTGTTGGAGACAGAATATATGTCAGAGCAGAAGCTCATCTGAATGACTGTGAAGATGCCGGTGAGATTACAACCGTTGCTTATGCAAGGGAAGAAGAGTCTAAGAAAGGCATGGATTCTTCACAGGTGACAGGCGCAGCTTCATCTTATGCCAGGAAATACGCTTTAAACGGACTGTTCTGTATTGATGATAACAAAGACAGTGATTCCACCAATACAGGAGAGAAAGAAAAAACGTCCGGTAGGAAAGCGGAACCGGCAAAAGAAACCGAGATAATTAGCTCCGAGACTACTATGTCAATTAAAAACATTATTGATAAGTACCCGGAAGCCAAACTTTTAGAACAGATCAAGGCTCGTTTCAAGGTAAATGACATTAAGTCACTTACAAAAGAGAAGGGACATAAATGTCTCAAAATGTTAATTGACTATGACAAACAGCATACAGAAAAAGGAGCAACAGCATGAATAAAGTGATTCTTACAGGAAGATTTACACGTGATCCGGAAATCAAATATACAAATAACGGAACATCTATTGCGAGATTTTCTATTGCGGTAAATAGGAGATTTGTGAAAGAGGGTTCCGATCAGAAAGCAGATTTCTTGAATTGTATCGCTTTTGGAAAGTCGGCAGAATTTATCGAGAAATATTTTTCTAAAGGAATGAAAGTGGACTTATCTGGAAGAATCCAGACCGGCAGTTACACCAATCGTGATGGACAGAAGGTATACACAACGGACATTGTTGTGGAAGAAATTGAGTTTGGCGAAAGCAAAGGTTCTAATCAGAGTCAGCAGAAGTCAGAGACACCACATCCAGAAGCAGACCCGGACGGATTTATGAATATTCCAGATGGAATTGACGAGGAGTTGCCGTTCGCATGATACAAATTGACAGTAGGGAACATCAGAAAGTTATTGATGGCATTAAGAAAGCATTTGATGCAGCAGGAGAAAAATGGTTCGTGTCAAAGCTTTACGTTGGGGATTACATGAATTATGACAACCCTCGACTAGTTGTTGACCGGAAACAAAATCTTTCTGAATTATGCGGCAATGTATGCCAACAGCATGAAAGATTCCGTGCTGAGATCATCCGGGCAAACGAAGCAGGAATAAAGCTCATATTTCTGTGCGAGCATGGAAAAGGGATTGAAAAGCTGGATGATGTTCTCTGGTGGGAGAATCCCCGGGCAAGGAAAAGAGTTAAAAAAAATGGCGTCTGGGTAGAACAGGAACAGAAAGTCATGCACGGAGACGTCTTGTATAAGATTCTCTGCACGATGCAGCGCAAGTATGGTGTTGAATTTCTGTTTTGCGACAAGAAAGGCACTGGCAAAAGGATTTTGGAGATTCTGTCAAATGGATAAAGAAACAATTAAACAGCAGCACAGTATGAGAGATGTTCTGAGCAGATACGGAATGGTTCCGAACAGAGCCGGATTTATAAATTGTCCTTTTCACCCGAAAGACCGCACTGCATCCATGAAAATCTATAAAGACAGCTATTATTGTTTCGGTTGTGGTGCAACAGGTGACATATTTACATTCGTTCAGAGCATGGATAATTGCGATTTTAAGACAGCTTTTACCATACTTGGAGGAACTTACCAGAAACCAGATTTCTCTTCCAGAATGGCAATATACCACCACCAGAAGCAGATGGAAATGAAGCGTAAAGAGGAGCAGAAAAAAAAAGCTGAATTGGATGAATGCTTGTCTGATATTGACTTTTATCGGGCGGAAATTGAGCGATGGAATCCTCTTTCTGACAGATGGTGTGAAGCATGGAATAAGCTGCAACTTGCTTTGTATCACCATGGATTCATAACAGGACTGGAAGAAGGTGATTAAAAGTGGAAATGATAAGCAAGCTCACGAAGGACTCTATTCTGGATGAAGAAGTGTTTGACGAGATATTTAGTCAGGAAGATGAGATATACAAGGCGCGTCTTACACTGACCCTTCTGGACAGAGCCAAGGAGCTTGGTGTAAAGAAAAAATTCGAAGATTTGCTGAAAGCTTACACGAAAGTACAGAAGCAGATGATCGAGAAAGAAAAAAGCAGCAAGGCTGTTTCGATGCTAGACCAGTGGACTAATTTCTCTGATTGTGAATATGACCGAATGAAATGTCTCAACTGGATAGCAGACGATGATGGGATCAGAATTTCAAACACTAATCCAGGATCGCCGGATATTATAGCCTGTTATCATCCTATACTTCCAATAGAGCGGATGAAGAATCTGGAGACCGGGGAAGAACAGATAAAACTAATCTACAAAAGAAATAATAAATGGTCCGAGGTTATTGTACCGAAAACCATGGTTGCATCGTCCACTAAAATCGTTGGGTTATCTGCACTTGGGATTTCAGTGACATCTGAGAATGCGAAGTTTCTTGTACGGTATCTGTCAGACGTTGAAAATGCAAATGACGATTATATCAACATTCAGTATTCCTCCAGCAAAATCGGATGGATCAGGGATTATTTCCTCCCCTATGACAAGGATATTGTATTTGATGGAGATATGAGGTTCCGACAACTGTATGAAAGTATCAGTGTAGGTGGCAGCAGAACAGAATGGTATGAACACGTGAAGAAGGTTCGTGCCACTGGAAGAATAGAGCCTAAAATTATGTTGGCTGCAAGTTTTGCCAGTATTCTGATTAAACTGGTCGGTGCACTTCCGTTTTTTGTAGACCTCTGGGGAGAAACTGAGGGTGGCAAGACTGTGACGCTTATGTTAGGAGCTTCCGTATGGGCAAATCCGGGCGAATCTAGGTATATAGGAGACTTCAAGACAACAGATGTGGCTCTGGAAGCAAAGTCTGATATGCTCAACAATCTTCCGCTGATTCTGGATGATACTTCCAAGGTATCTGCCAAGATCAGGGATAACTTTGAAGGGATTGTATACGATTTATGCTCAGGAAAAGGAAAGAGCCGTTCTAACAAGGAACTGGGTGTGAACCGTGAGAACCGCTGGCAGAACTGCATTCTGACCAACGGTGAGCGTCCACTTGCCGGATATGTCAGTCAGGGTGGAGCAATTAACCGAATTATTGAGGTTGAGTGTTCTGAAAAGATATTTGACGATCCGCAGCTTACCGCAGATACCCTTAAAAAGAACTACGGCTATGCGGGAATTGACTTTGTGAACGTAGTCAAGGAAATGTCCATTGATGATGTAAAAGCCATGCAAAAGTACTATCAGGGGCTTATACAGGACGATGACAAGATGCAAAAGCAGAGTATATCTATGAGTATCATTCTGGCAGCAGATAAAATTGCAACAGATCAGCTATTTCATGATGGCCAGTACGTTGACATTGAGACAGCAAAGAGTCTCCTGACGGAGAAAGAAATGGTGTCTGAAAACGAACGTGCTTACTGGTTCGTGGTTGATAAGATCGCTATGAACGGAATTAAGTTCGATGACAACCCGGATATCAAGACAGAAAGATGGGGAGCCATTGACAGCGATCCGGTAGAGAAGACGTCAACCGCAATAATCTATAGTGCTGCGTTCGATGATCTGTGCAAAATTGGAAAATTCTCCAGAAAGGCTTTCCTATCATGGGCTGTTAAGAAGGGACTTGTGGAAACCGACAGCAGAGGTTATCCGACCAAAGCGAAGAAGCTGGACGGAATTGTCACTAAATGCGTGTTCTTGAAAATTGTAGACGAAATTCCAAAAGGATTCGTGAATTGCAATGATAATTTTGAGATTACGGACGATATTGTGTTTGACTGATGAACAATTTGTCCAAAAGGTAACCGGGTAACCCAGGTAACCTTTGATTCTGCATATATATATTCAAGTATTTATATGTACATATTGAGTATAAAAGTTTCCCTATATGAGAAAGTCAGGGTTACTCGGTTACCCGGTTACCATGCAGTAAAATCAAGGGTTTGCGGATTTTTGGACGGTTACGTTTCGGTTACTGACGGTTACTTATATTATCCTATTATAATATAAATAATTTTTAAAAATTAATAGGACGTATACAGTGTACAGTATATTGTATACAAAAAGGATGTGAGGATTTGAAAGTAGAAGCTAAAGATATTCCTATCATACAAAAATTTATGACAGAATACTGGAAAGCTATAAAAGAGTTCTACTCAGCAGAGCTTACAGACGAATATTCCAGCAAAGTCTATGATACCTGCACAGAACTGGGAGAACTAGCAGGGGCATGTCCGGACGAGAATGACAAACAATTCTTACTTGACAACATAAGAGCTTTTCATAGACTTCTTAATTCTAAACAGAGAGGAATGAGAAAAAATGTACAACACGAAGAATAGATACGAACAGGGACAGGCTCTCAGAAAAGAAATATATATGTATATCGTCAGTTATATCAAACTGGTTGGATATGCACCGTCAATTACAGAGATTTCTGAAAGGGTGGATGCCGGGAGAGCTACGGTCTGGAGGCATATCAATAATCTGGTTGATGATGGTTTGCTCAAGACAAATCATCCCAGTACCGACAGAGCATATACTCCAGTTGGGTACGGAATAAGAAAGATAAGCAAGGAGATAAAATGAAACTTTATGACATTGTTACAGCAGATGGTACATTCGTCGACAGTATGAGCCGAATAGAAATTTTGGAACGGTTCGGGATTTCTAAAGGCGTCTTTCAAAGATATCTGGATAATGGCGACCTGTTAGAAGGGAAATATCAGATAAATGATTATGACTGTGACATAAAAGCAATGAAATGTAAGGACAGGGAATTATTCTTACAGTTTGACATTCTGACTCAGAAGATAAAGAGAGCTGTTGGATGGGAAAACTAAAAAAGAGTGGAGGTCTAACACAATGAATAAAATGCGTGAATATGAGCGAGGCAGGGAGGACGGCCTTGATCTTGCCAGACGAATTGTCAAACAGGGCGGGATTGAAGCCCTCGAACAGGAATGCAAGTTCCGGGGCGCGACCGGGATACATACCTCTCTGGCAGTAAAAGACCTTGATAAAGCGTCAGAAAAGATAAAAGAGGTTATAGCGGATTCATTTGTAATATTGTCGATTGCTGTTCTACATGATGATTTTGGTTTTGGCGAGAAACGCTGTCAGAGATTCAGAAATGGCCTTGACCGGGCATCTGATTACATCAATGACGGTCTGGCAGAATGGATTGATTATGTAAACGCTATTAAAGAAGAGTTAGGGATTGTATTAAAGAATCCCGGAGAGTAGAAAATGAAAGATTTAATTATAGATTGTTTTGCCGGTGGCGGTGGAGCATCCGTAGGAATTGAGATGGCGCTCGGAAGACCAGTAGACATAGCAATCAACCACGACCCCGACGCTATCCTGATGCACAAGACGAATCATCCTGGAACACTGCATCTGACAGAGGATATTTTCAAAGTAGATTTGCAGAAATACGTCGGAAATCAGCACGTAGCGTTGATGTGGGCTTCCCCGGACTGCACAAGTCATTCAAAAGCGAAAGGTGGTCAGCCGAGGAAACAAGGGCTTCGCATTCTTCCATGGGCTGTATATAAACACGCAAAAACAATTCTCCCAGATGTAATCATTATGGAGAACGTGGAAGAAATACAACAATGGGGACCATTGGATGAGAAAGGACATCCGATCAAGGAAAGAGCCGGTGAAGATTATCGAAAATTCATTTCAGCAATGGAAAATATCGGTTATGAATTTGACAGCCGGGAACTGGTAGCTGCGGATTATGGAGCACCGACTACAAGGAAACGTTGGTATGCAGTGTTTCGCAGAGACGAAAAACAGATAGTATGGCCAAATCCTACGCATAATCGTTTCGGAATAGACGGTTTGAAACGATATGAACAATGCGGAGACTACATTGATTGGTCAGACTTAGGCAAAAGCATCTTTGACCGTCCAAAACCATTGGCAGAAGCGACACAGAAACGCATTGCAAATGGAATCAAAAAATATATCGTTGATAATCCAGATCCTTACATTGTGCAGAGCAAAGATGCACTGGCATTTATCATTCAGTACCATGGAGAAACCAGGCAAGGCGATTCCAGAGGGCAATTACTGACTGAACCGATTAAGACTATTGATACATCAAACAGATATGGTCTCGTGACAGCTTTTATCACGAAATATTACAAGACTGGAATCGGTCAGGGATGCGATGAGCCGTTGCATACGATAACCACATCACCCGGTCACTTCGGTGTGATATCCGCTTTTCTGGTTAAATATTATGGGACAGGATGCGGACAGGTGCTTAACGAGCCACTCGGGACTATCACCACAAAAGATAGATTTGGCCTAGTAAATGTTCTGGTTGATATCCATGGAGAGAAATACATTATTTCAGATATCTTTCTCAGAATGCTAAAGCCGGAAGAATTAAAGGTGATGCAGGGATTTCCAAAAGATTACATCATTGATCGGGACTATAAATGGAGAAATTACCCGATTGCAAAACAGGTAGCAAGAATTGGAAACAGTGTTGTGCCAGTTATGGCAGAAGCACTTGTGAAAGCTAATTGCCCGTATCTGAAAGTCGGAGAGCGTAAAGCTGCGCCGATAATTTACATGCAGAATAACGGACAGGTAGCATTTGGATAAATTAATCATGGAGGACTGCACAATAGCGTGTCAGTTACTCACATGGGGAAAGTGAGGATGAAAAAAATGTTAATCAGAAGTCAGAACAAGGAAGTTTTAGCCGTTTTTGAAAATTTACTCGATATCGAAGTTTCGGGTGGAATAATAAGCGCAAGAAAAGATTATGGATGGTGTTGCTTGCTCGGAGAATATTCCACCAAAGCGAAAGCCATGAAAGTACTGGATATGATTCAGGAAGCCTATGTAAATGGACATATTGATTATCAGATGCCAGCGGATAGTGAGGTGGAAGTATGAGCCATATCAAAGACAGATTGTCCAGTTATCATGATTGGATGCAAGATATTGTAAATAGATACAAATTGGTTACTGCTAGAGATTTTCTAGAAATGATAGAACAGCTTCAAGAGGATCTGGAACAGGATGAGAAAGAAAACGGATGGATTCCAGTCAGTGAGAGATTGCCGGAGAAACGTAAAGATGTAATCGCAACTGTTAGATATAGCGGTTTTTGTGGAATGCACGGAAGATGGTTAAAAACAGCGTTCATTGATAACTATGGTGAATGGAATGGAGAATGTATAGGCGGTGAAGTTATTGCATGGATGCCACTTCCAGAACCGTATAAGGAGGTTTAAACATGATTGAATATATCGGTAAAGACACCAAAGAAATTGGAGATGCCCTGAACACGCTGGTTCAAAAATGTGCAGAAGCAGGGGGTTACGAACTTGAATGCACTATATCTTACGAGGGCGATCTGAAGCTTGATTGTTATTTTACATTCAAAACGCACGAGGAGGATGAGCCATGATCACATTCTTATTAGGATTCACCCTTGGAATCATATTCGGAGTAGTCGGTCTTGCATGTGCAGCAATCATGTACGACAAACACCACCCAGACGAATAGAAAGGAAGCTATGAGAATACAACTTATAGATGTTGATGGACATAATTTTCCGAATTTGCCATTGATGAAAATATCGGCATGGCATAAGGGAAAAGGTGACTCCGTAGAATGGTACGACCCATTAACAGCATGGATAAATCCACCAGATAAGGTATATATGAGCAAGGTATTTACATTTACGCCGGATTATCCGCATCCTGTATGTGCAACGGAAATCATAAAAGGTGGCACGGGATATGAGTATCCGTCTGGTGGACAGTTGCTACCGGATGAAATTGAACATATTTATCCTGATTATAGTCTTTATCCAGAATTATGCAAAGATACCGCTTATGGCTTTCTTACAAGAGGATGCCCTAGAGGGTGCGATTTTTGTATCGTAAAAGACAAAGAAGGAAAGAAAAGCTGTAAAGTAGCTGATTTATCTGAATTTTGGAATGGGCAAAAGAACATTATCTTGTTTGATCCGAACATGTTCGCTTGTACAGAATGGAAAAGTCTATCTGAACAGTTAATAGACAGTGAAGCATATATAGATTTTTCACAAGGCTGCGATATTCGGATTATGACCGAAGAAAAGGCGAATTACATTAAGCAAATGAAAATAAAACAGATTCATTTTGCGTGGGACAGATATGAAGACAAAGGCATAATTATCCCGAAATTCCAAATGTTTAAAGAAATAACTAATTGGGATCGCAGAAAGATGTCTGTATATGTGTTAACAAATTTCAACACCACATTTGAACAGGATCTGGAAAGAGTATATACACTTCGGGATTTAGGGTATTGGCCTTACATAATGATTTTTGATAAGCAAAACACAAAGCCTGCCGATTCTGTCAGAAGATTACAGCGATGGGTAAATATGAGGGCTACGTTTGAAAGTGTAAAAAAGTTTGAGGATTATACAGGATAGAAAGGAGCAACAGTATGCTGACAAGGAATAAAAAACTGAAAGACTATGGTATTCCGGCAGAGGACATTGAAAAACTGAATACGATGCTGAAAGACTTTCCAGCGGAGTACGGGTACCTGCTTGCCAGTGCCGCCTTGTCAGCTTGCCCGAAAAACACGGTGATAGCGGATATGGTTATTGAGAATATCCTACACCGGAAGAGCTACAGGAAAATCAGCAAAGAAAGATATATCCCGATGAACCCGAAGGACTTCTACGGATACAGACGCAAGACCGTCGCTGTACTGTATGAGAGAATGCGGTTATTGGGAGTGTGGGAGGAATAAAATATGAGCAGACTAATTGATGCGGACGACTTAATTGAATATATTAAAATATGGGATATTGGAAATAGCATTAGTTCTGACCAGAAAGAGTTTATTGATTGTGTCAACAGGCAGTTTACAGCTTTTAATGTGGACAAGGTTGTGGAGCAATTAAAAGATTTAAAGGTGAGATACTTCCTAACAATTGCAAATACAGGCGATGCAGACAAAGATTGTGCTTACAAAAATATTGCAAATACAATTGATAAAGCAATTGAAATTGTGAAAGGTAGTGGAGTAGATGATTGATCTGGCAAATAAATGCGTATTAGTCAGAACACATGAAGAGTATGAAAATATTCTGAAAGCAGCAAAGAAACAAGGATATAGATGGTACGGTGGAAAAGAAGTGTATCCATATCCTTTTGAAGAGCAGCAGATCCCGGATATATTAAAGTTCTATAGCAATAAAGAACTAACAAGAAATTCCAGTCTTGCACCGGGATATGAATTGCTAGAAGCATCAGACGTAACTGAAAATGAGAAGGAACTCAAAGATGCTATAAGCCTTGTCAGAACATTCACTAAATACCCAGACAGAACAGCATTGACGGACTCATTTATTAAGTCTTTGAAGCTACTTGCAGATACCGTAGAAAGTCAGATGGAGGAGGTGAAGTAGATGGAGAGATTAACAGAAAGATACAAAGATTCTATTGCGAACATAGTTTTGATCAGGGAATGTGGGGATAAACTTTGCAAAGATATTTGTAACGATATTGAATGTAATTGTAGCAAATGTGAATTAGAGAAAGCCATTGAAAAACTTGCAGATTACGAAGACTTAGAAGAACAGGGCTTGCTTGTGAGATTGCCGGTTAAAATTGGCGATGATATTTATAAGATTCCGAGCAAAGCAAATTATAATTTAAATGTCCTGAATGGATATAAAGCAAATAACAGAGTGTATCATCAAAAAGCTTACAGCATTGTATTTTCACAAAGTGGTTGGTTTGTACAGTGCGATAAAGACAGTATTTATGCCCCAAACGTTATTTGTGTTGACGTAGAATACGGAAAAACATGGTTTCTCACCCGTGAAGAAGCTGAGAAGAAGTTGGAGGAAATGAAGAATGGCAAGTAAAACTATCAAAGCAATGGGCGCTAGCCCTATTACAAATACTATCTACTATGGGAATGTAAACGAAGAAAAAGGCTTATGGGTTGGTGAGAAAAAAGACGTAACCGATATGGCAATTGCCTCTGTATTTGAATGGTTTATGAATCAAATGGATGGAAAAGAAGAGTTTGCGATCTCATATCCAAATGTTTCAGAGTTTACGTTGAAGATGGTAAGAGAGGAGCGATAAATATGTCAGACAAGCTCACACCAGACATAACCCCGCAACTCGCCGTATCAGCGTTCACAGTGCTACATCAATATTGCAGATCAATTAGTCCGCATGATTGTATCAGATGTATATTTTACGAGCATTGTCCGGAGTGCTTCATGGGGTGTCCGGGAGATCAGAAGCAAGCTGTAATGAAAATGAAAGGCAAGTTATGAAAAAAGGATGGAATATAAAGCCTGAATTTAGAATTGAAATGGCTGATTTTATTAAAAAAATGCCGGAGAGCACAGAGATTGAAAGGCGAAACAAAAAAATACTTCGGTATGTTGTAGTAAATGATTATTCTGCATTGACGATATCAAAAATAAATGATCCATTGATTATATCGTATGGGAATCGGAGCAGAGGTAAACAATTAACAAGTATGCACATTTCAAGAATAATAAATTCGTATTTCCCTAATATCCCAAAAAGGATTGATTATTCGCAAAGAAATTATTATGAGAGAAGAAAAGAATTAATTAATCGTAAAAACAAAGGTATGTATAACGACTATAAAAAATGCGGGAAATGTGGAAGTACAGAAAACCTAGAATTGCATCATATGATACCGATGTCATTGGGCGGAACAAATGATGAAAATAATTTGATATGGCTTTGCAATAAGTGCCATAAAAAAGTAACTCAATATCAAATGAATATATCATAAAAAAAAGAAAGCCCCCAGTATTCCCAGTACTGAGGGCTTTTGCCTTGTATTGAACCTTTATTACTTCTTTAAAAATTATAATATATTTGAATTTGCATGTCAATTAGAGAGTCGGTATTTACCGGCTCTTTTTTAGCGCAAAATTCCTCAAACATGTACCACAACTTTTCTACTGACCTGTGATAAAATATACTCAGAAGTGTTACTATGGGATTTTATAGCCAGAAATGAGGTGATGATATGGCGAACTTAAAAGCAGTTACAAGAAAACTTCAAAAAGCTATATTATCCACCGGATTAATTATAAAAATCGGAACATCGCAATTCTACAGCAATGAGCAGGAACGATTGATTACAGTAACGATTATATCGACACCTACACTTCATCTCACAAAAAGGGGTGAATGGAAAGATTGTGATTATGAAATATTACGAACTGCATCCCAGTATGATGTGGTCATGTGCCTAAAAGAAATATGGGAGGCAGTCAGAAAATGATGGTGGGAGATAAGTATATATTAAATGGGGCAAGTCAACTTGGAGTAACAAGAGAAGGAGAGGAAGTAAAAATACCTCCGTTTTCTGTTATAGAAAAAATAAGGGATAATTTTGCAGACAAGCTTAAATTTAGAAATATGTTTGTATTATGCAAAACTGGACAAGAAATAGATATTAGTCAGAGTATTATCGAAAGATATTTTATCCCGGATGCGAAGGACGGTGGGTAAATGAATCTCACTCCTAAACAGGAAGCGTTTGCAAAAGAATATATAAAGAACGGTGGAAATGCATCTGATGCCGCGAGAAAAGCTGGATACAAAAGTTATGAAGTAGAAGGAAGCAGATTGCTAAGAAATGCTAAGGTTTTAGCATATATAGCAAAAAAACAAACTCTCCTAGAAAAGCAAAAAGGTACTGACATCATGTCTCTGGCAGAGATTCAGCAACGCCGCTCCATGATCGCAAGAGGTGAGCTAACTGATTCATTTGGATTTGCTCCGGACTTCTCCGATCAGCTGAAATCTATGAATGATCTGGAAAAAACGCTTGCCATAAAAGAAGCCAGAGAAGAGCAGCGGAAAGCAGAAGAAAAAGCCAGATTACAAAGTGAATATCATATTGATTTGGATATTGTCCCGGACGTATTTCATAAAATGATTAGAGATATCCGGAAAAAGAAACATAGTGAATACATTCTCCCTGGCGGACGTGGTTCCATGAAGTCTTCAACCATATCGCTGATTATACCGGAACTGTTGAAGAATAATCCGAACATGCACGCTCTGATCCTGCGAAAAGTCGGAAACACTATCAAGGATTCTGTTTATGCTCAGATGAAGTGGGCCATTGATAAATTAAATCTAAATGAGGAATTTGTGTGCAAGGTATCTCCTATGGAGATTACGTATAAGCCCACCGGACAGAAGATTTACTTTCGTGGTGCTGACGATCCATTAAAAATTAAGTCAATTAAACCAGAATTTGGATATATCGGAATAGTCTGGTTCGAGGAACTTGACCAGTTCGCTGGACCGGAAGAAATCCGTAATATTCAGCAGTCTGCTATTCGAGGCGGAAATGAAGCATATAAATTCAAATCGTTCAACCCGCCTAGGAGTAAAAACAACTGGGCAAATGAGTACACGGCAGAAGCAGAAGAAAAAGATGACAGCGCACTGGTTGTGCATAGTACATATCTTAATCTTGACATTGAGCAGGAATGGCTCGGAGATATATTCCTTGCTGATGCCGAACATCTGAAAGAAGTAAACCCGGATGCTTACGAAAATGAGTATTTAGGAAAAGCTAACGGAAATGGCGGAAATATCTTTGAATACATCGAAGAAAGGACTATCACAGACGAAGAAATCAGTCACTTTGATAGAATCTATCAGGGCAATGACTGGGGATGGTTCCCGGACCCGTATGGATTCATCAGACTATATTATGATTCTGCCAGAGAAACCATATATTTTATTGATGAAATATATGAAAACAAGAAATCAAATGAATGGACTGCAAAAGAAATTAAACGGCGTGGCTACGATGATTACACGATCACAAGTGATAGTGCAGAACCTAAGTCAGTAAATGATTACAGAGATTTCGGATTGCCTGCCAGACCAGCAATCAAAGGACCGGGCAGCATCGAATACTCCATGAAGTGGCTACAAAGAAGAAAGCTTGTATTTGACCCTGCCAGAACTCCGAACGCAAGAAAAGAGTTTAAAAAGTATGAATACGAGCGAGATAAAGATGGAAATATCATCAGTGGCTATCCAGATAAAGATAATCATCTGATTGATGCAACCAGATATGCCACAGAATCAATGTGGACCAGAAGAGGTAACAGTGCATAATGGGACTTATAACAACACTAAAAAGGTGGTTTAACATGATTTTCAAAAAACAAGCCGAAGAGGATTTTAATATCCAGGCAGCAGAGTTTCCAGAGATGGAATCACTGATTAACCGGTGCGCGAACATCTACAGGGGCGTACCGGAATGGTTAGATGATAAGAATAATATTAAGACGATCAATTTCGCGAAATCTGTCTGCTCAGAGACAGCACGGCTCGCAACATTGGCGATTGGCATTCAGATTGATGGTTCCGCAAGAGCGACATGGCTACAGGAGCAGATTGACAAGGTATATTTCCAGATTCGGCACTGGGTAGAATATGGTTGCGCCTATGGAACAGTGTTCATCAAGCCAAACGGTGAGAGCCTTGACGTATTTACTCCGGCAGATGTGATGATTGTAGATTATGACAATCAGGAGATTAAAGGGATTATTTTTAAGGATTCTTATACCGTTGGGCGGAAATACTATACAAGGCTTGAATATCATAGGTTTGTTGAGACTACCGTGGACGGCGTGACAACCTATCCGTACTATGTCTCCAACAGAGCCTATGTGTCAAAATCCCCTCAGAGTATCGGAGATAAGATTGACCTTAAACAGACCAAATGGGCTGACCTCATGGCAGATACACCGCCGATTCTCAAGGCAAATGGCGAGAAGCTGGACGGGCCTCTATATGGAGTGCTGCGGACACCACAGGCGAACAATGTGGATATCAGTACACCACTTGGGCTTCCAATATTTGCTGAAGCTATCGAAGAGTTAAAAGACTTCGACATTGCATACAGCAGAAATGCCGGAGAAATTTTTGACTCGCAGAAGACTGTTCTGGCAGATGATAGACTGCTGATACCAAACGGCGCACCTGTATCAGCTATGTCGCCACAGGGCATGGAGAACAGACGGAATGAGATGAGGTTACCGCACTTTGTTAAGAATGTATTCGGACAGGACGCGAAAGAATTCTACCAAGAAATTAATCCAGTTCTCAATACAGATACCCGTATAGTCGGCATGAATGCCCTTCTAAACCAGATAGGATATAAGATTGGATTCTCTAACGGATATTTTGTTTTTAACGAAAAAACCGGTATGGTGACGGCTACGCAGGTAGAAGCAGACGACCGACGGACAATTCAGTTTATCAAGGACGTTCGGGATAAACTAGAGTGTTGTTTGAATGACACTATATACGCCTTAAATACATTTGCAGATTTGTATGGCATCGCACCTTCTGACTGGATTTACGACAAAAAGAAAAAGAAATACGTCCAGTATATAGTTAACTATGATTTTGGCGATTTTACATACAACAGAGAAGAGGACAGGATAGCGTGGTACAGTTATGTAAATTCTGGACATGTAACATTTTGGCGTTATTTGATGAAATTTTATGGATATACCGAAGAGGAAGCAAAAAAAATTTCACAAGAAGCCAAAGAGGAAAACAAAACGAGAAGCTTTTTTGAAGAAGAGTAATGAGATTAGAACAATGGTCAAAGAAGCTCAGCCAGACGAACCAACATTATTCGGAGAGGAGTAAAAAGATGGCAGATAAACCAGTTACAAGGGAAGAAAAATATCTTGCGTACTTGACAGGTGATTACACGGGCGAACTCCCGAAGCCAATCACGAGAAAAGAGAAGTATTTATACGAATTGTGCTTAAAAGGAATAGGCGGTGAAATCTCGCCGGAAGAAATCAAAGCCGCAGTAAATGAGTACTTTGAAAAGAATCCGGTCAAGCCCGGAGCCACCACAGAACAGGCACGGCAGATCGAGCAGAACAAGACGGACGTTGCTTCACTAAAGGAAGATTTAGATAATTGTATAAGAATTGCAAATCACACGCGTTTAACACCAGTGTTTGAGAAAAAAGGTCTATATTGGAGTTGCAATACAGACTATAAATTGTGTGTATTGTATGCAAATGAATATAAGGAAGCAAAAGCATATGAAGTCCATAAAGGAAAGCGTTATACCGTTTGTGGTATGTCGGACGGGAATAACACATCTCCACTGGTCATTTTTTCAAAAAAATATCCAACCGTAAAAGGTGAAACAAGTCCTTATGAAAATTTTATTGCAGGTAGTAATAGTGGAACTAAGATTACTACTGAAAAACATATTACTTCACCGATTGATGGATACATGCTTATCACATCTTCAACTGTGTATGGCGGATACGCAATTGAAGAAAGTATAAAATTGATTATTGATGACCGATACGGGCTGTATGTTTCCGACGGGTGTTATACAACTTTTTCAAAGATTGGAAGTAATATCTATTTGTGTAGAGTGTTTAAAAATGTATACGTTAATAAATTATTCGATTTTAACGCCTGTTACATCGGAAAATTCGACGAATATGGCGAACTATATAACTATAAAGGTTTTGGAACTTTCCCATCTGATGTAGTCGGGCCAATTGCCATTCGAGAAAATGATTGGAGCGCAACTACAAAATTTAGTGGGGGATCACATGGAATTGATATTGACGGAACTGTGTATCCGACAGCAAAGCAAGAAATGTTGCTCGTCAAATGTGGAGGTGTAACAATTGATGCTGACGGATATTATATAGGTCAAACTGAATTTGTGTCAAAAAATATATTATATATTCCCATGACAATTACTGGCAATGACCTATCTTCTGCGAAAGAAGGAATCGAAGAAACTCGACGTTATTGCATAGACGATGTTTTAAGTGTTTCCGTAGATTATAATATGCTTACTGATATTATAGCTGATGTTCTATATGGTTTTCAGCTTCAAATATATGGCATGGAAAAAGTAACGCTTCCAAACAATGAAGTGAAAGTTTTTGTGAATCAAGAGCAAAATTATGTGTTTAAAAAACCTGAAAACAAGTATATATGTACGAACGAAAGTGGAGAATATTGTTCGGTGGAAATGTCTACTTGTGGTCTTGGAGATTTTTCAAAAAATAATGGAGAAAGTGATACCAAATATGGATATATTAGTGTGTTTAAAAAACCTAATAAGATATACTTTCAGTTGATAAATCATGGAATACAGCTCGCTAGTGGAAAAACACTGCACTGGGATGTTGTATGTGACCACAAACCACATTAAAGAGGGCTTTAGTTAACCAGTAAAAAACCAAAACATGAACCATGATTTTTATCGAAAGAGGTGATATACTATACTTAACCCAGAATATTTACGAAGAATTACAGAGAGCAGCGAGCAGATTGCTGAAGAACTGCATCAGTATATCATCTCTGAGATCGTGTCGAGAATGATGGCAAGGATTGGCAGAGGTGAGGATTATATTCTGACCAATGCCGATGCGTGGAGAATCAGAACACTACAGGAATCCGGCGAACTGCTAGAGGACATTCTGGCAGAACTATCCAGATATACCAAGCGTGAACAGCAGGAGCTTCTCGAAGCGTTTGAAGATGCCGGAATCACTGCAATGGACTATGATGACAAGGTATACAAGGCGGCGGGATTAAGCCCCGTACCGCTCGAACAGTCCCCGGCCATGATAAGGCTCATGGAGCGGAATATGAATCATTGTTTAGGAGATTGGAAGAACTTCACACGAACGACCGCAAGTGCCGCTCAGAGGCTCTATATCGAACAATGCGACCTTGCATATAATCATGTGATGACTGGGGCGGTTGGGTATACGCAAGCCATTAAAGAGGCGGTTAATAACGTTGTATCAGATGGTGTTACCGTCACATATCCATCTGGCAGAAAAGACACAATCGAAACAGCAATTGCACGTTCTGTCAGAACTGGTGTGGCACAGGCCACAGGTGATATATCATTAAAGCGCATGGAAGAAATGGACTGGGATTTGGTTCTGGTCAGTGCTCACATAGGAGCGAGGACGGGTGATGGCGGACAGAATCCCGGAAATCACTCATGGTGGCAAGGCAAGATATACTCTCGTTCTGGCAAGAGCAAGAAATTTCCACCGTTCTCATTGACCGGATATGGAACGGCAAGTGGACTGTCAGGGGTCAACTGTCGGCATAGCTTTGGAGCCAGTGACGGAGAATTTAATCCCTACGCAGAACTATCAGCACAGGACAAAGCTGACAAAGGCAAGCAGTACGAAAAGGAACAGCGACAGCGTACTTATGAACGAAGAATCCGAAAAACAAAACGTGAAGTCCTTGGAATGCAAGCGGCGGTTGATAACTGTAAGGATGAACAGACAAGATTCGCACTTCAACAAGACCTTGACCGGAAGTCTTATCTTTTGCAGAAACAAAATGCTGCATACAAAGATTACTGCAAGCGGAACGACCTGAGGGAACTGCAAGACCGACTCATGATCGCTAAGTGGAACCGCCAGAATGCTGCAAAAGCCAGAGGAGCGGCGAAGAGATATAAAACAGCAAAGGGGATTGACTGATGGATGATAGATGGGAATATTTCAATCCGAATCCTGTTAAAGATAAGAGAACAGGAGATTGCGTTGTCCGGGCAATATGTAAAGCAACCGGCTTCGACTGGGAAACGGTATTCACCGGACTGATGGTGCAGGCGTGTGCTCTGTCAGATATGCCAAGTGCAAATTATGTCTGGGGAGCGTACCTCTATAAACATGGGTACAGGCGCAAACTGATTGAACAGTCAGAGCGATATATCTATACAGTCAATGACTTTTGCACAGACCATCCGACAGGCGCATACATTCTCTGCATAGATGGTCATGTGGTGACAGTGCAAGACGGCAAATATTTCGATACATGGGATTCCGGTAATGAAATCCCGGTATATTACTGGGAAAAGGAGTAGCTAAATGAGCGTATCAGAATTTGTACAAATATTCCTCTCGATCTGCGGAGGGGTATCCATTGTCGGAGGGGCGGCAGCCGTAATCTTTAAGTGGATTACACCGGCGTTCCGGCTCAATAAGCGAGTAGAGACACTGGAAGAACATGATAGACGAGATTATGAAAGTCTTCGGAGAATTGCAGAACGAGATTCATTAATTTTGGAAGTATTGTCGACCATGCTGGACAGTCAGATCAGCGGCAACAATGTGGAGGAATTAAAAAAAACAAAACAGAAGCTTACAAATTATCTTGCACAGAATCAACGTTAGCATTAGTAAGGGGTATGCTCATGAAGTTATATGTATTCACTAAGAAAGATATAGACAGGTTCTTGACAGAGTGTAATTTTACACCGGATGAAGAAAGACTGTTCCGGCTGAGATGCCAGGAACGCACTCTTGAATACTGTGCTGAACAGATGAACGTGAGTATATCCACAGCGAAACGATTAAGCCGCCGGGTAAACAATAAAATAATCAAAGTGTGCTAAAAGTAAGGAGAGGATATTTCTACCCTCTCCCATTTTTTAACAAAAATCTTCTTTCACAATCCTTTCAAGCAGTTTTATCACATATTCCGGAGGATTGCGTTTACCACCCTCCCAGTTCTCAATACTCCTTTTAGGAATACCGTATTTTTCAGAAAAAGCCTGTTGGCTTAATCCGGAAAATGAACGAATTTCTTTGAACTTCATTCTTCTTCCTCCTCTTCGCCATCTTTTAACGCGTCCAACCTTTCCTGGTTTATTCGATTCATTTCAGCAATCATAAATTTGATTGCTTCCACAAATTTTTCACCTTTTGGGCTGCCCACTTTTGCGTACATGTAGCCCGCACTGTTTACGGAAAAAATTGTATCTTTTACTTTGGCAAATTCTCCATATTTCCCTTCACTGGTTCCAATAGTCCAATATTTGCCACCATCAACAGGAATATTCAGCCATCCCTGGTCGTTAGGCGTTAGACAAGCTTGAACTTTTTCTACAGCCTTATGACCATATCTGTAAATCTCATTCTGTCCGGCGTTAATATAACGATAATCCTTATACATATTTTTGTTCCTCCTTAATTTTATATCTTTCCTCTTTCTGATATTATGATATCACTCAATGAGTGATATGTCAATACTTTTATGACACTTTTTTGAACTGTTTTAAAATTGATTTCTATGCAAAAATACAATCAGAAAGGTGGTGCATAAGATGGCATTATATAGCAATCCTTATCAATATAGTTTTGGCGTTCCGGGACAGATGAATCAGTTCCAGCAACAGCCTGTCCAGGTGCCAGCTCAACCAGTACAGCAGCCCCAGCAGAATAACAATGGCATCCTGTGGGTATCTGGCGAAGTAGGCGCAAAATCCTATCTGGTAGCACCTGGAACAAGTGTTTTACTGATGGATTCAGAGAGTGAAAAGTTCTACATAAAATCTACTGACGTTTCCGGTATGCCACAACCATTACGGACGTTTGAGTATCATGAAGTAGGCACTCAAATGCCACCTAAACAGCCTGTTCAGAACATGGACAATAAATACGTCACCAGACAGGAATATGACGATTTAAAGGGCAAATACGAAGCTATCATAAACCGATTAAACTCTTTTTCTGAACCTGTTAGGGCTAATACCGCGCAGGAATCAGCAGCCAAGGGAGGAAATGCAGATGAGTAATCCATTATTTAATGCACTTGGTGGTGGGATGCCACAGGGAAACGGGCCAATGCAGATGATACAGCAGTTTATGCAGTTTAAACAGAATTTTAAGGGAGACCCGAAGGAAGAAGTTCAAAAGATGTTACAGTCTGGGAAGATTTCCCAGCAGCAACTTAACCAAGTTCAGCAGATGGCAGGACAGTTTCAGAATCTGCTAAAAAATATGAAATAGTACATTACAATCTGGCCAGATTGATGTAAATACACAATAAAGGAGATATAACTATGGATGGAAATTTAACAGCATCAGATGTTGCTCTTTTAACTGGAAACAACAGAAATGATGGCATGTTTGGTGGAGACGGTGCATGGTGGCTTATCGTGCTTTTCTTGTTCGTATTCTGCGGATGGGGAAACAATGGTTGGGGCAACAATGGCAATGGCGGTGGATATGCGGCCACAGCAGCTACTCAGGCAGACATTCAGAGAGGATTTGATAACTCCGCAGTAATCAGCAAACTTGACGGGATCAACAATGGACTCTGTGATGGATTCTATGCAGTGAATAACGGTATGCTTACCGGCTTTAACGGAATTAACACCAACATCATGCAGACTGGCTTCGGGATCCAGCAGGCTATTAATGCCGATACTGTAGCGAATATGCAGAACACCAATGCTTTACAGGCACAGCTTGCGAACTGCTGTTGTGAAACCAGGGAAGCTATCCAGGGCGTGAACTACAATATGGCGCAGAACACCTGCGCATTGCAGAACACGATGAACAGCAACACAAGAGACATTATCGACAGCCAGAACGCAGGGACAAGAGCGATTCTTGACTATCTCTGCAATGAAAAGATTTCTAACCTGCAGGCCGAGAACAATGATCTCAGACGCGCTGCTTCTCAGGATCGCCAGTCTGCACTTCTCACAACTGCAATGGCTTCTCAGACACAGCAGCTCATTAATGCAATTAATCCAGCACCAATTCCGGCATATCAGGTTCCTAACCCGAACACATTTTACGGATGCGGATGCAATACTGGATGTAATTGCTAATAACTTCATATCGAGAGTATCTTTCGATTGATTCGAATGTCGGCTTTTGCCGTATTACACAGAGGGGCAGGCTGAGACCTGTCCTTTTGTGATATGAAAGGAGTATTTTTATGGCAGAATTTACAAATGTAGCTGCTCAGACTGTAGCAGCAAATGGAAACGTAGTATTTTCAAATACAGCAGTTAAGGGTTCTAACTGCATTCAGCACAGAGAGGGAAGTGGAATCATCACTCTGAGAGGATTGACTAACCAGTGCAAGGCGAGATTCTTCGTGGATTTTTCTGGTAACATCACAATTCCAACAGGCGGTACTGTCGGGGCTATTTCTCTGGCTATTGCAATCTCTGGTGAGCCGGTTCTTTCTTCTCAGATGATTTCCACGCCGGCGGCAGTAGACCAGTACAACAATGTGTCCTCTGGCATTTATATTGACGTACCTCGCGGATGTTGCGTTAACATCGCGGTAGAGAACACTAGCGATCAGGCAATTTCTGTTGCAAACGCAAACATTGTTGTAACCAGAGAAGCGTAGGAGGTGCAGTTATGAGAGATATTAAGGATTTATGCGCAAGAATCGAAGACGAGCTTTCCAAAATTGCTGATAATGGACTGACCACCGGAAATCTGGATATGACGTATAAGCTAATTGACATGTACAAAGATATCAAGAATACACAGTACTGGGACAAAAAAGTGGAGTACTATAACACTGTCCTTGATGAGATGCGTGGCGGATACAATAACGATTACAGCGAACGTGGAAGAAAGCGTGACAGCATGGGGAGGTACAGCGCAAATGACGGTAGAATGATGCCAGATTACGACAGAGGTAGCTCTTACGCCAGACGTGGTGAGCATTATGTCAGAGGGCATTACAGCCGCTCTGACGGACGAGATGCTTATGACGACTATATGACACAGAAACAGAGCTATCGTTCCGGTAAATCTGAGGACTGCAAAAGAAAGATGCTCGCCGCTCTGGAAGAACATCTGGACGAACTCACAACAGAAATGAGCGATATGTCCAAGGACGCAGAGTGCCGGGAAGAACGTGATCTTGTTAAAAGATACGTGGAAAAACTCCGGGATATGCTCTAATTAGTCAAAACATGTACCACAACTTTTTGAAAGGTTTGTGGTACAATGTATTCATAAGAAAGATTCGTAAGCAGGAATGCTTGACATAGACATTTTTCATTGATTCCTCCTTTCTTTGATGCGTGTCCTTAATAGAAAATGCAGTGTTTAGCTAACACAAGACGCATGAGGTTGAAAAGCGGATGCAATTTCCGGCACGTATCATTACTGTCTATATGACTTGCTCGCTCGCATAGACAGTACACACCTCCTTGTAAAAGGTAGATGGGCGGACAGACGCCTGAAACAACTCGTGGCAGGCATGACACGTAAAACACCTTGCTAACCCGGGAATCCGGGTTAATGGAATGTAGCTCAGTGGTAGAGCAACGTATAAACTAGCGTCGCAGGTTCGATTCCTGCCATTCCGATTACCCTGCCAGTGGTCTAACTGGCTTAATCCACTTACCTGCGGCGGCAGGTCAATAAACACGACCAGGAGGATATTATGCAGAAGCTTATTGACACATTAAAATCATTTGGAATTGAAATCCCGGAGGACAAGCAGGCAGATGTTAAGAAAGCACTCTCTGAGCATTACAAAAATGCTAAAGAAGTAGCAAAAACCCTGTTAAAAGTCGAGGGAGAGCGCGACAACTGGAAAGAACGTGCTGAAACAGCAGAAGAAACCTTAAAAGGTTTTGACGGTATCGACCCGGCGAACATTCAGACGGAGCTTGCTGGATGGAAGAAAAAAGCCGAGGATGCAGAGAAAGAATTCAATGCAAAAATCTATGACCGTGATTTCTCAGATGCTCTGAAAGCAGCACTCGATGATGTTAAGTTTTCCAGCGAAGCAGCAAAGAAGTCAGTCATGGCAGACATCAAAGAAGCAGGATTAAAGCTGAAAGACGATAAAATCCTCGGACTGAACGACCTGATTGAGCAGATGAAACAGTCTGACGCATCCGCTTTTGTAGATGAATCTCAGCAGCAGGCACAGCAGAATCAGGCAAGATTTACCACTCACGTTGGACAGCAGCAGACACCAGGAAGCATGACGAAGAAAGATATTGAAGCAATCAAAGACCCGTCCGAGAGACAGGCTGCAATTGCTCAGAATATCCAGTTATTCCAGTGATTTTTTACACCGACTATACGCCAGAGTATAGCCGCTAACCCAATACCTTAACAATTATGGGTAGAAAGGATTTTTTTATGCCAGCAAAAACAAATCTTATCATGACTAATGATATCCAGGTCACAGCACGCGAGATTGACTTTGTAACCAGATTTGAAAGAAACTGGGAACACTTGCGTGATATTCTGGGTATCATGAGACCTATCAAAAAACAGCCGGGTGCTGTACTCAAGTCCAAGTACGCAGAGGGCACTTTACAGAGTGGACTTGTCGGTGAGGGCGAGGAAATCCCTTACAGCAAGTTTACTGTAAAAGAAAAGACCTATGCAGAAATGACTATCGAAAAGTACGCAAAGGCTGTATCTATCGAAGCAATCAAGGATCACGGTTATGAGAACGCTGTTCAGATGACTGATGACGAATTCCTTTTCCAGCTCCAGACTGATGTTACCGGCAGATTCTATGACTATCTGAAAACCGGTACGCTTACCTCTACAGAAACCACGTTCCAGATGGCTCTGGCAATGGCTAAAGGCCGTGTTGAGAACAAATTCAAGCAGATGCACAGAAATGTGACTGGCGTTGTTGGATTTGTAAATATCCTGGATGTGTATGAATACCTCGGAGCGGCTGAAATCACTATTCAGAACCAGTTCGGATTCCAGTACATGAAGGACTTTATGGGATTTAATACAATCTTCTTACTGTCTGACAGCGAGATTCCGAGAGGACAGGTTATTGCAACTCCTGTTGAGAACATCGTCCTGTACTATGTAGACCCGAATGAATCTGACTTTGCAAGAGCAGGTCTTGTATACACCGTATCTGGCGAGACAAACCTGATCGGATTCCACACACAGGGTAACTACCACACCGCAGTGTCTGAAGCGTTCGCAGTTATGGGACTCACTCTTTTTGCGGAGTACATTGACGCAATCGCTGTAATTACCATTGATGAGACACCAACACTTGGCACTCTGACAGTAACATCTGCGGCAGGAACAGCAACTGGTGATACAAAAATCACTGTAAATCCGGCCAAGGAAAATACTGGTAATGTGTATAAATACAAAGTTGCAGCAGATGCGGTGACTGTTGGATATGGACAGAATCTCAGAAACTGGAGTACTTGGGATGGAAAAGCAGATATCACAGCAGCAACTGGACAGAAGATCACAGTGGTTGAGTGTGATGGAACATATAAAGCACTGAATGCCGGAAGTGCAAGCGTAACAGCAAAATGATGAATCTGAGAGGTAACTGGCATGGCTTATGCAGATTATGAATTTTACACAACTTCATATTTCGGTTCAGTCGTGCCAGAAGCCGACTTTCCACGACTGGCAGAAAGAGCCAGTGATTTTGTGGACACAATGACATTTGACAGACTGGTGGATGGACTGCCGACAAATGAACGCTCACAGAAGCGTATCAAAAAGGCGGTCTGTTCATTGGCTGAATTAATGTATCAGATTGAGCTTGCTGAGAAGAATGCCACCAATGCCGCTGTGAGCGGTACATCAACTGCAATCGGGACCGGTGGTAGCACAACAGGCATTGTAACATCTGTATCTTCTGGCAGTGAATCCATCTCTTATGCAACACCTCAGCAGAAAGCATCGGGTGCAAAAGAGTGGAGTGCGGTGTATGCCGCCGCCGGAGACGTACAGAAAACGAACGACTTACTCTTAAAGACAGCTTTACCGCTTCTGATGGGAGCAAGGACGGATGATGGAATACCAGTATTGTATGCAGGAGTGTATTGATATGAAAAAGTTATTTATTTCTCAGCCCATGAGGGGCAAGACAGATGAGGAAATTCTCGCAGTAAGAGAAAAAGCAATTAAAAGTGCAGAGAAACAGGTTGGTGAACCTGTAGAAGTAATTGATTCTTTCTTCCAGTCAGCACCAGTGGACGCAAAGCCACTCTGGTATCTGGGTGAATCTCTCAAACTTCTGGCAGAAGCTGACGTGGCGTTTTTCGCTAAAGGATGGGACGAAGCCAGAGGGTGCAAGATTGAGAATACTTGCGCTATCGAATATGGCATTGAGACCATTATTGAGGACTACAGAAAGGACTAAGCTATGGACATTTCAACATTAGGCTCATGTATTGCAATCGTTATGATTTGTTACATCGTAGGAATGGGCTGCAAAGCATCAAAAAGAATCTCTGATGAATGGATTCCGGTAATCATGGCGGTTATTGGTGGGATTCTCGGAGCGGTCGGAATGGGAGTTATCCCAGATTTCCCGGCAACGGATTATATCACAGCAGTTGCGGTCGGTATGTTTAACGGATTGTCAGCTACTGGCGTGAATCAGGTTATTAAGCAGACAGTACAGAAATAATAATTAAGGAGAGGGTATCATGTATTCATCTAAAATTACACTTTTCAACTATTACGAAAGTGCCACAACTGGAGATGCGTACT